ACGTCAGTGTGCCGTTGCCTGTTGGTGTGCATTTGAAGAAGTTGGTAGCGTTCATGTCGAACGACAGATCGTTGTCTGTGGTGACTGTGCCACGCACCGAATGCTCAATAGAATCACTATCTGTAATCTCACCCAACGCTGTTACATCGGAGCCTGTGTAGATTGATTTAACGAGCTTTGCCATGACTTATCCTAATGCAATGTTGGAGGCTGAACCGTCAGCCTTAAAGAATCTGATTGAATTAAACCCGGTGAGATCAATGTTCCCTGCCCCACCCGATGCTTTAAAGAACGGAAACTGCGTGTAGGTTGCTACGTCAAACGTATTAAACGCAGAAATGTTAACCTCATCGTCTGTAGTGGCCCCTGAGGTCAGTGTCACCGATGATGTGGTTACGGTGTAGTCTGTGCCGTTCTCTAACGTAATGCCGTTGAGTGTGAGGATAATACTGCCTGTGTTATTAATTAGCAGTGAGTTAGTGTCGTCATCAGCACCCGTAAATACTGTCTGACCATTAGTAGCTGTGTACTTGTATGTTGTAAATGTACCTGCCGCTGATGCTTGATCTGCAGGTTGCCACTCACCTGCTGTAGCGTCATATGCAATAACTTGTCCATCAGTAACGCCAGTAGTATCTACGTCAGTTAGGTCATTGAGGGAAGCAACAGTAGAGGCTTGACCCCATTCAGTATTATAATCAGTGCCATCAATCTTTTTAAGAACTTGACCAGTAGTTCCACCTGCAGGAACACCGACACCATCAGTTCCATCTACACCATCTGTACCATCAGCACCGTCTGTACCATCAGCACCTGCAGGGCCAGTCTCACCTTGGATACCCTGAATGCCTTGGATGCCTTGAATGCCCTGTGGCCCAGTATCACCAGTGTCGCCCTTGACACCTTGAATACCTTGTGAACCTTGTGGGCCGGTTGCACCAGTAGCACCTACAGGGATACCAAATGCAATACTAGGATCGTTACTATCATATGTAGCAGTTGCACTTGCGCCTTCAGTAAGTGTAGAAGCCGATACAGTAAGATCGTTACCAAAGTTTAAGGTAGCGTCTCTGGCGGCTTCAGCGGCGGCTTGTGCAGTCTCAGCGTTAGTCTCAGCAGTCTCTGCCGCTGTTTCAGAAGCCTGTGCCGCAGTTGCCGCTGTTGTTGCATCTGTAGCACTGGTACTTGCAGAGGTTGCAGAGGTAGCGGCATTGGTTGCTGAAGTGGCCGCATTAGTCGCAGAGGTTGATGCACTCGACGCACTAGATGAGGCTGAAGATGCTGAAGAGGCGGCGGCAGTTGCAGATGCTTCTGCTTCTTGGTTTAGCTCAGTAATGCGGTTGATAGTAATATCATTCGTCGCATCACCTGCTCCACCTGCACCACGATAAATCGCCATTAGTCTCTCCAGTATATAGAATAAGGAGAGGGACTCCGTAGAGTCCCCCCTAGTTTACTTAGGCGTTGAAAACCAAAGTAAGTGCTGACTCTTCACGTAAAACCTTTACGCCGTACAGAGTGTCTGCAGTGAACAAGTCACCTAAATACTCTTGCTTGTACTGAGTCTGAGTGCGAACACCCATTTGCTCTACAAATACCATTGCGTCACGATGACCCAAGATACCTGCCTTAAGCTCTCCACCACCAGTAGCACCGTTCTGTGCGGCTGTTTCTACTACAGGGCAGTTAGTTGAAACGTAGATTTGAATACCGTAGAGTGATCCAATGTTTCCATTTGCTACAGGCTGACCTGATACGAAATCAGATGAGTTGTAACGATCAATACCACGGATAGTCTGTACTACTGAAGGAGGAACAACGAGGAAACGCTGATCCATTGGTACGTCATTGTCGTCTAACTGCTTGACAGCGGCACGGAAGCCATCGTCAGAGAAGATGTCTGCAGGGACTACAGTGTCAGCCGCGTAGGCAGTGAGGTCTGTAGAAGCGTCCATGTAGAACGAGTTAGAGTGAATGAAGTCTGCTCCGTCTGAGTCACCGAATGACTTAGCCAATGCGAACAAGTCAGTATCGACCTGCTTTGCAAGAGCATAACCTGCATCAGAAGTGTAGAACTGACGGAGTGAGCTTAACGCCTGTACGTCAGTGATGTCCTCGATCAAACGAGAATACTCGTAATGCTGATCGACAGCAACTTGTACTTCTGACTCAGTTGCCGCAATCAGTGTTACCTGAGTTTCAGCAGACTTAGCAGATGCATCGCCACGAGTAGGCTTAGGGATATGAATTGTATCTCCCTTCTTGCCTGTCATTGGCATACGGTTTACAAGGTTAGCAAGTACGAGTGACTTCTCGTATGCCGCGATAATTTCATCAGACCAGATTTCTGGGATGAAAGTTGCACCAGTTGTATTGGTGACGTGGTTAGTACCCAGTGCCATGTTAATTTCTCCTTAACACTATTTGACACGACCCTCTGAGTATGCCGCCATAATTTCAGGCTGAAGTTGTGCATACCGCTTTGGATCAGATTGCATAAGTTTAATAATATCAGCACGACGATAGATTTTGCGACTTGGTGCTTCCGTTGACCCTGATGTGCTACCAGTAGATGCGGCCTTAAGTTGACGCTTACGATCTTCTTGTTGAACTTTGGCAGTCTCTGCTACCATACCTTGACGTTCCTTCCAGAGCGATAGGAGTTCATTAGCGGCTTCAAAGTCAAATTGCTTATCAGCCCGTTCATAAAGTTCTTTGCGTACTTTAGATCCATTTGTCCACTCTTGAAAACCTGTATCCTGTACAATATCAATAAAGTCAGGATGTGTGTTCTGAAGTTGAGACAGAATCTGTTGTTGCCGCATTGCCATTGATGTTTCTTGAGCCGCCTTGATGGTCGGATGATTCTCAATAGCTTTAGCAATAGCTTTGTCAGGTTCATTGAAAAAGTCGAGATCTTCGTCTTCTTCTTGTGGGCTAGTGGCTTGAATCTGAGACTTAACGAAATCGTCAACAATTCGACGTAATTCACCAACTTCAGAACTCTGGCGTCCTAAAAGCTTTTCAGCTTCTTGATGCATCTGGACGATATCTTTGATATCTTTGCCCTGATACTTGTCGGGTATGCCGTCATCTTCTACTTCAGGTTCTTGAGTGTCCTCAGGGGTTGGCTCTACAGCGTCCTCGATGACTTGCTCTTCTTCACCTAAAGCGGCGAACTCTTCTTGTTGATCTTCGGGTTTCGGATCAATTAATTGTGCCATATTTTAAACTCCGTGCTACAATAGCATTATGGAAGTGATTATTTTCTAGCGGCTCTCTCGTGATCCTTAGCCCACCTGTCATCAGCATCAGGCCAACCTGATCCCTTGAAATGTGTTCGGATTACGGAGATTACCCGCTGTGCGGTATCGCCACACTCAGGGCAGGAAGCGTACCGATCATCGGCATCTACCCATTGCTCTTCAACGTGTTGGCAAGAGTTACATTTGAAATCATAACGCCTAATCATCACTAGACCCCATGTCAAATGCATTTTTTATCCCTGTCTCAAACCGTACAATGTTTAATAAACTATTGCGTTGACCTTTGACAAAGAATAAATCTTCATTGTTTTTGATGTCTTCAATTTGATAAGAATTTAACAACTCTTCTGCTTCAGTTACGAACTGTTTCCAACCAGGCTGTAGGAAAAGTGTTAAATAATTTTCATAGTAGACTTCTTCTTCAGGACTCAATAGAGTTTCTCCTGTCTAAATACATACCATAATTATACCACAATGTCAACTAAATGTCAAGAGGATTTTGCTTGACTAGCTGTAGTTTTTGTGGTACTTGGTTTTTTATTGGATTCTTCCAGTGCAGTAATACGTTCATTGTACTGTTGAAGAATGGCATTCACTTGCTTGAGAATGTTATCCACGTCTTGCTTCGTTACCATTGGTATTCCTTGTTTGCATTTCTACGATATCTTCTTTAGTTTCAATCTCACGTTGCTTGAGTGCTAGTTCAGCAATCTTAGCCCGTTGATTGAACTCTTGTTCGGTCGGGTCATTGCCCATACCTTTCATTACCGCTGAGTAGCGTTTAGTTTCGCTATCTACAGGAAGTAATTCAGTTTCAACCACATTTTGCTGTGCTCTTGACATAACTTCAGCAGTCTGTGCTTGAATGTTTTCAATAGTTGCTTGCTTCTGGGCCATTTCCATTTGCATAGCTTGCATTTGCAATTGCTTCTGTTCTTCGTTCGGTTGCATTGCCTGCTGTAGCTGTACAATAATTTCCTCACGGTTGCTCAAGTTCATGTTGTCTACAATTGCTTGAATCAACATTGGGTACATAGGCGACTCTTGACCCATCGTCTGTAAGAGTTGTACAAGTTGTGTTACCTCATACTCACGAGCAATAATACCAAGAGAGCTAGAAGCGACAAACTTAAAGTCTTTTGCAGGGTAACGCTCAGGGTCAAATTGCATATAACGATAGGCAGTCTTTTCAACCAAAGGAATCAAGAAAGCTTCTTGGAAGTTAATCAGTGTACGCTTATGCCGCTTGATGATCGCCCCAAGTGACATTGAAATACCTGCGGCAGTGCTGTCGCCATTAATTGAGCCGGGGATTCCTGCCGCATCAATAGCACCTGTCGCCATCTGCACCATTTGTTGTAGTCCGGCAGATTGATTAAAGGAGGTAGCGTCCAGACTGCCAAATCTAAACGGCTGTAAGATCTCTGCGGGATTACCGTTCGTAAGGATGGCCTTGCCGGGTCGTACTTCCAATTTGCTTCCGCGAGGAAGGCGTGAAGCATCAACAGCAAGCATAGGGTGTACAGTAAGCGCAAGTGCGTCAATACGGGCTCTGAGTTCGGTATCAAGGGCTTTTTGCGCATTGTATCCTTTTTCACAAATACCACGGCCCCAGAACCGTGATGGGACAACATCCCAAGGGAAAGCAACAACCGGGCGGTCTTGCATCATGTATGGATTCTGTTCTGCTTTGAGAAGAATTCCACCATTCGCAATAACAATAATTGCTTCGACATACTCTGACTTGTCTTCAGGTTGTTCACCTTCGTCTGCATCGGTAACAAAAAGATCACGAGGGACTTTTCCGTAATACTTTGTCAACCGTACTTTGTCGTCAGTGTATTGAGTTAAGTCTTGATCTGGTTCAAGGTCAATATCAATAGCGGCCTCTTCCACAGGCACGTCACGGTAGATTCCTGCTTCTTGTGCAAGGTGTACTTGATGGATTGGTACGTACTCGTCAATAGCAACACCTAGGGCTTCTTTAATTCCTGTAGCCACAGGATCAATCAAGAAGTTTTGCGGCATGACAGGACGAACCTTAAACACCGTCCTGTTGCGCTCTAGAACGCCCACAGCAGACATATCGCCTTCCATGATAGGTTGGGTAGCCGGAATCAATTGAAGCTCTTCATCAGCGACAATCTCAGCCACGCCTGTACCAAAGACAGCGGCATTAAGCAAACACTCTGCAATTGCTTTACGGGCAGAGACAAACTTAAAGTCTTCGTCTAAGTTATTCCGTAAGAGTAAGATGTCCCCGTTGTCTTGATCGAGTACATCATCAGCAATGTCAAACCACTTGCCACGACCAAAGGTTGCTTCTTCTACCTCAGCGACTGAAGACTCTACAGCCTGCTGAAGGGCAGGGGAGATAATACGAGACCGTTCTGATTGACGCATAGAGTCCTCAGCGGCCCATTGGCCCCTCCAGAGACGATAGTATTCGTCAAATCTTTCTTTGTAGTTAGCCTCGTAGTGGTCACGCCACTGATCGCATTTGTTGATTACCCAAGACTCAAGGGAGGTTGGGTCGATAGAGTGGTTTTCATATTCCATTTTAGTATCCTGCCACAGGGTCTAAGATTTCAAAGTCGTCTTCTTCATAGTCGTAGTAATACGCTACTTTTGCTAGTTGGTCAATATATGCTAGTGCATCAACCAAGTCATCATGCACAAGTGCATTAGGAAACTGAAAGAGTTCGTCAAGAAACGGAGGGTTCCAATCGCCTTCATTCAGTGTAATCTGTCCATGTTCAAAGCGTCCTTGTAGGGCCCA